AGAAAGTTAAGTACAACTGTAGCGATGCTACAGTTTTGGATGAGGTTAACACTTTTAGGAAGACTGATGAGGAACTTCGTAGACCCACTTTGTTGTGGGAATGCGATGACCTGGTCATTGACCAGGCCGCTCATCTAACCTTTCTAGACGGATATCGAGCTATTCCAGACATGATATCACATCGTGACTCATGTCCAAAACCGCTACTAGCGGTTTTAGGTCAGGTTTGTGATAGGGTTTCCACCCTATTTCCAATCCTGGACTGGAGTCCACTCGACCCCCGCCATGGCCCCGGATCCGTGGCTGATGCAAAGAGCGGTTTTGATAAATATCAATTCCAATCTTGGCCGAGGAAACTCGACCTCTCCTTCCCCGCTGAGTTCTTTGCTCAGAGTCGGGAGGATATGCATTTGGAAACCTTAGATAAGAGAAGCTTGAACGAACCTCCAGCGCGGCTTCTTGCCGTTCCGAAGACGCTCAAATCTCCTAGGCTAATTGCTTCCGAGCCAACAGCCCACCAATGGCTTCAGCAAGCTTTGGCGGGTTGGTTGCAGCAGCATATGCCGCAACCACTCAGGATCAGTATCGATATATCCAACCAAGACCACTCAAGGAACCTCGCTTTAGAGGCTTCCAAGACTGGCAAACTTGCCACTGTAGACCTCAAGTCTGCATCTGACAGGTTGTCTTGCTGGACTATCGAACGGGTTTTCAGGAAACATCCTGGAATCCTGCTTGCGTTACATGCGGTCCGCACACGCTGGTTAGTAAACTCAACTGGCGTAGGCGAACAATTCTTCATTCAATTGAAGAAGTATGCACCGCAAGGATCCGGAGTAATGTTCACCCTACAGACAATAGTCTATACTTGTATAGCTATAGCCTCTGTTCTTTACGAAGAACAGTTGGCCATTTCTGATAGGAATATCAGAAATGTCTGTCGGCGGATCCGAGTGTTTGGAGACGACATTATCATGCCGTCTTACGCAGTACAGAGTCTAGCCCTCCTTATGACCCATCTGGATCTTAAGGTCAACATGAGTAAAACCCATGTTGAAGGTCACTTCCGTGAAAGTTGCGGGATGGATGCGTTCGAAGGTCACACTGTGACCCCAGTATACATCCGAGACCTTGAGCTAGAGAAGTCAGCTTCGCAGTTGATATCATGGGTAGACGTTGCGAACAACGCCT